ATTGTAGCTGTATTTCATAGTCATCCAAATCATCCTCCTACACCTAGCCAAGCTGATCTTGCCAGTTGTGAATATTTAGACTTACCTTTTTACATTGTCACTCCAGAAACATCAGATTGGTATTATTTTGAACCTTCTGGGTATGAAAAAAGTCTAATTGGTAGGGAATGGGTATGGGATATTCAAGATTGCTGGAGTTTAATTACTGATTGGTATAAACAAAAGAAAAATATAGTTATAAAGCATTGGAAAAGACCTAAAAGCCCAAAAGAATTTTCTGAATCTCCTTTATTTGAATATGGTTTACCTAAAGTAGGTTTTGTAGAGATAGATGAGAATGATGAGACAGAAATAGGAGATGTCTTACTTATGGACACAACTAATACAGGCAAGTTAGATCATGTGGCTTTGTATGTGGGAGATCAGACTATCCTTCAACATTGTGTGAAAAGACTTAGTTCCAGAGAAACTTATGACCAAAAATGGATAGAATGTACAAAGAAGAGGTATCGCTATGCTCAGTAAAATAAAAGTTTACGGCAGACTAGCTCGATTCTTAGGACAACGTACTTTTGAAGCTGAAATAAATTCCACAGTAGATGCAATTAGATTCTTAACTGCAAATTTTCCTGCTTTGCAATCGCACATGATAGAACAAAACTATTGTGTAAAAGTTGGGGATTATGAAATAACTGATAAGGACTTAGATGCTCCTATCGGTCAACAAGAAATAAAAATAGTACCTGTAGCTGTTGGTGCTAAAGGTTTCAAAAGATTTTTATTGGGAGTAGTTCTTATAGGTGTTGCCATAGCATTGCCAGGTGCAGCACCCGCTCTAGGTGCAACTGGTTTTGTTGCAGGATCAGCAGGAGCGAGTGCTTTAACTGTTGCATTAGGAAATTTGGGTTTATATTTTGCACTATCGGGAGCAGCACAAATGTTAACTCCTACACCAAACAATAATAGTTTTGATGATCCAAATAGTTTTAATTTTAATGGGATTTTAAATACCATAAATGCTGGAAGTGCAATTCCAGTAGTTTATGGCGAAGTTTTCACTGGATCTATAATAGTATCAGCAGGAATTGATACAGAGGACTTCTCAGGAGGAACATAATGTTTAAAATACCTGGAGTTGAGATAGGAGCAGGGCGAAAAGAAATTCAATTAAACCCTTTTAAATGGTTTGGGGGGCCTAGTCCTACTGTAACTTTAACTGCTCCTTCAGTACAAAGTAGGCAAGCAGTAAATATTGTAGAGGTTTTAAGTGAGGGAGAGATTGAAGGTTTTCCTTCAGCAGCAGGACTTACTCAAGGAACTGATGCTTACAATAAAGCATCTTTAAAAGATATATTTTTAGACAAAACACCTATTGTAAAATCATCAGCAGATTCAAGTAATATAACGGATGCTGATTTTAACTTTCAAAGAATTTTATTTAAAACTCGTTTTGGAACAGCAAATCAAACTTCTATACCCGTTGTCAGTGATATAGAAACAGAAGTTAGTGTAAACGCTCCAGTAACTAATGCTGCATCTGTTACCCGAACAGTAGCTGAATCTAATATTGATGAAATTAGAGTCACAATACGTTTTGATGCACTAGTTTCCATTAATGATGAAGGTAAAAATGTAGGAAGGCAAGTCGATGTATTTGTATTAATTACTGAAAATAATGGAAGAGCAACTCGTTTTGATAAGAATCAAATTACTGGTACTGGTCCTGGTGGATTTTTAAACTTACTTACAGTACCAACATCTGCCTTTAGTGTTAGGGGTAAATCAAGAAGTGCGTATTCTAGGGATTTTAGAATCACTTTAAGAGAAGATACAGTTTTTCCAATTTCAATAACAGTTGGTAGAGACACTGCTGATACTAATGATGAAAAAATAACCGATACATTTAGGTGGGCATCTTTTACAAAAATAATAGATGAACAAAGACCATATCCAAATGTAGCTCATACTTACTTACGTTTTGACGCAGAACAGTTTCCTAGTATCCCAAGACGTTTATATAGGATTCGTGGAGTAAAAGTTAAGATTCCTCATAATGCAACTGTAGATCAAACCAATGGAAGATTAATTTATAGTGGTACTTTTAATGGAACGCTTACTACAACTACACATTGGACAACTGATCCTGCATGGATTTTATTTGATCTCATAACAAATAGTAGATATGGACTAGGAGAACATATTACTGAAGCTCAACTAGATAAATATTCTTTTTATAGTGCTTCTGTCTATGCTTCTGCATTAGTTGATGATGGTCAAGGAGGTCAAGAACCTAGATTTAGCTGTAATGTTGTTCTGAATCAAAGAGCAGATGCTTTTAAAACAGTAATGGCTCTTAGTTCTGTGATGAGAGCTATGACATTTTGGGGTGCAGGATCTTTAACACTTACTCAAGATAGACCTACAGATGCCAGTTACTTATTTAATCTCTCTAATGTAACTTCTGAAGGATTTATTTATTCTGGTACGAGTTTAAAAACAAGATCAACTGTTGTTTCAGTATCTTATTTTGATATGACCAGTATAGAACCAGATTTTGAAACTGTTGAAGATACTGCTGCTAAAAATAAATACGGAATTATTCATAAGAAGATAACAGGTTTTGGTTGTACATCTAGAAATCAAGCAAGAAGATTAGGCAGATTTATTCTGTTTGAAGAGCAAAATTCTACTGAAACCATTAGTTTCACTACTGGAATAGGAGAGGGTGTAGTTGTTAGACCAGGACAAGTTATTGAAGTAAGCGATCCAGTAAGAGCAGGAGTCAGACGAGGTGGTCGTATTAGCTCGGCTACAACTACAACTATTACTGTTGATAACACGGCAGACACCGATCTGGATGCCACAAATAATGCAACAGTTAGTGTTGTTCTACCTAACGGTACAGTTGAAAAAGGTGTTGTAGATTCAATAAATGGAGCAGTGATCACAGTCAATTCAGTTACGAGAGCTGATGGAACGACTGCAACCAGTTTTACTACTGCCCCAAACAGTAATAGTATTTGGATTCTTGAGAATACAACCCTACAAACTACTCAATGGAGGGTTGTAAGTGTCACTGAAAATAAGGATAATTATGCGATTGTTGGAACGGCTTATAACTCAGCAAAATTTGCATTTATAGAAGATGGATCTCCTTTACCTGTTCGCAATATAACAATATTAAATGAACCTGTTCCTGCTCCTGGTGCTCCAGAAGTTACAGAAGAATTTTTCACAGAGGGTAATAGAGCAAGAACAAGATTAAATATAGATTTTAATTCTGTACCAAGAGCCATTGAGTATGAATTAAAGTATCAAGTTGATGATGGTAATTTTCAAAGTTTAAAATCAAAAACTCCTGAATTTCAGATACTAGATTCTCTAGAGGGTACTTATAATTTTGAATTATCCAGTATTGGTTCAAATCTTGAATCTTCAGCAAACCCAACAACTTTTACACACGTTGCTATAGGAAAAAGTGCGGTTCCTGCTGATGTTTCTGGACTTACGGCTGAACCTGTACCAGGTGGATTTGTAAGACTTAGATGGAATAAATCTACTGACCTTGACGTTACTCATGGTGGATTTGTTTACATTAGACATGATAGTTCTGGGACAACAGGTGCAGGATCATTTGAAAATGCTGTTGATCTAATAGAAGCTGCTCCAGGAAACTCAACTGAAGCAATAGTTCCTGCAATTACTGGAGAATACATCCTCAAGTTTCAAGACGATGGAGGAAGATTTAGTAAGGGAGAAGCAAGTGTTGTCGTAAATATACCTGAGACTACAGATGGATTATTAGTTCAAACAAGAAGAGAAGATCAAGATGTACCTAAGTTTCAAGGAGCAAAAGTTAATACTGCTGTAGATGAAACAACAGATTCCTTAAATTTAATTGGTGTAGGCTTATTTGATGATATTGGAGTTAGTATTGGAACTTCCTTAGATGACCCTATTATTGGGTCTTTAGATGACATAGGAGGCATCGCACCATCTGGAACGTATGATTTTGCAAATACTTTAGATTTAGGTGCTGTATTTAGTCTTGATTTAGTAAGGCATTTTAAAACAGAAGGTTTTTATCCATCAGATTTATTTGATTCAAGAACAGCACAATTAGATACTTGGACAGACTTTGAAGGCTCTGAAGCTAATGATGTAGATGCTCAATTATTTGTAAGAAGAACGCAGGATGATCCTAGTTCTAGTAATCCCACTTATACAGATTTTGAACCTTTTTCTAGTGGTAGGTTTAAAGCAAGAGGATTTCAGTTTAGGACAGTTCTTACAAGTAACGATCCAGCACAAGATATTAGAGTATTTGAATTAGGATATACAGCAAAATTAGAAAGAAGAAGTGAACAAAAATCTAATATAACAAATCCTGCATCAGCTACAGCCTATCCCTTTGACAAGCCATTTTTCACTGGCACGGCATCCTTGTTAGGAGTTAACAGTAACTTGCCCGCTATAAATATTAACGCAAATAATTTAGCTTCTGGAGATTATTTTGAGGTAACAAATATTAGTGGAACGGGCTTTACAATCGAATTTAAAAATAGTTCTAATGCTTCGATTAGTAAGAATTTCTCATATACGGCTGTCGGTTTTGGAAATCAATAGTAGAATAAGATCAAAATTGCTTTTCAATAATGGCTAGACCAACGGGCACTACCAGTGAAACGGGTAATAATTATAATACCGCCAATGGAACGGGTGCACAGGTACGTCAAAAGTTAAATGAAATACTTCAAGCATTAAGAACAATAAGTAGTGGAAGTGGCGATCCAACAGGTGCAGCTAATATTTCTCAATTTCAGCCTCATATAAATACAACGACTAATGAACTAAAAATAGCAACATCAGTTTCAAGTGATACTGCGACTTATGTTGTCCTTGGAAAGATAAACGAAGCAAACTTTGGTCATGTTGTAGCAGCAACACCTACGATGACAGGTGATGTTACGATGTCATCTACTGGATTCTTAAAAATTCCAGTTGGAACGGATGCACAACAACCTGGACAATCTAATCAACCAGCAGCAGCAATAGGGCAATTTAGATATAACTCAGATCAAAATAGATTTGAAGGGTATAAAAATACAGGTTGGGGCGAGCTTGGTGGAGGTGCTGGAGCTACTGGAGGTGGCACAGATCAGGTGTTCTTGGAGACAGGCCAAACTATTACAACTACTTATT